TCATCGGGACTGCGATTTCTATCTGTCTCCAGCTCATCATGTCAATGTGCCGGTATTCGCAGATCTCTTTTTCCAATGAATCCTCCGGCAGATATTCGATGATATCCATGACTCTGAGAATTGCCTGGTCTACTCTGGCCTGCTGTCTTTTCATTCTCGCGTTCATCTCTTCGACCATGGCCTTAATTCCCGCCGGTTCATCAACTCCGTCATGCTCCGCGCTGATCATCTTTTTTCTGATTTCGATAGCCTTCTTCTTTTGTGCTGCGCGGAATCTCTGGCCGAGAATCCACTTCAGGACGTCCTCGTCCCTGATCTGCTCCGTCTCCATGTTACTTGCCCTCTCTTTTCTCCGCTAAAAAGTAAGCCTTGCCTCCGATTATCCTGAACTGGCAGAGTCTCCGGCTCTTATCATCCCAGTCCACAACGTCTTCTCCTCTTGCCTGAAGAACTGCGACCGTGTTCTCCAGGGATTTCAAAAGGAGCGGAGTTGGAATGTTGAGGATTGGTTTCAGCTCGTCCGGAAGCGCTCTGAATTTTGTGATTTTACTGTTTTTATTCATCTACGTCTCCTTTCGAATCTCTTTCTGCGGCTACCTGCATGATTGCTGCTGTAAATGCCTCTAATGGATTTACCATTTTTACCTCTTCTTTTTGCTGTGTATTGTCAAGGGTTCTGATTGAGCAGAGGACGCCCATCGCTACCGCTACTGCGAGATCTTGGTTCTTTGTTTGCTCCATTGTATAGAGATATGACTGTAGATATATCTCTGAATATTCTTGAATCTTTTCAATTTTCATTGCAGAATCTCTCCTTTTATGTATTCCATTGCCACTTTTGCGGTAAGATTTCCGATGTTGTAGATCAGCTCACCCTGGTCTTCATCGTATTTCGCAAGCTCTACTAGATCGTGCTGATGCCCATAGCTCAATATATGCTCGATAATGCTGTATTTTCTTTCACGTTCCGGCCATATGTGCGGGATTCCGATGTGCCAGCCGTCATAGAGTCTTTCCTTTTCGTATTGAATTCCGTCTTCGTCCAGCATTTCTGAAAGATTCAGTATTTCCATATAACTTCCCATCGTTGCCAGTTCTTTGATCTCGCTATCGTAATTCCACAGGCCCTGCATTCCTTTGGCTGGAATCGGTTCTTTAAACAGCACCGGGTTTTCCATAATCCATGCATATCTTCCTGGCGTAAAATCTCCGAGAATAAGTTCTTCCGGTACGGTGCTCGCCAGTCCATTTCTGAACGTTTCCGTGATCTTTATGCATCCTGTCAGCACTGCTTTTCCGACGATTACTCCTGTTGGGACGTGCTCCTGGCCATTGACACGGTTAATCTGAAGAAGATCTTCTATGTATCTTCGGTCCTTTGTTGGCAGAATCTTTCGCACTTGGCTGTATGGCTTCTTTGATGCATGGATCAAGATTTCTCCTCTATATTTTGTTGGCCAGCTTCTGGTTTCCATGTGTTTACACCCGACTGCCAGAAGTGTTGCCCATGGCTGCCATAATGTTATCGCCTTCATAGAATCTCTCCCTTCAAAATGTAGAAAAATAACACCAGACCGATGATATCATCGACGATCCGTGGCTGCACTTCCCCGTAGAAATTCTTTTCCAACGCCATCCACGCCAGGCTAATCACTATAAATTTGAAGATTGCGGTAAAAAGTGATAAAACAAATGGCATTTTTTCTTCTTCCTCCTCTTCTTTCTGAGGTATGAGCAGGATGTATCCTGGTAATTTTTTCTCTTGTTCTTCTCTGCATTCCGGGCATACCTGCATTCCTTCCGGAATGACTGCCCCGCAGCAGATACATCTATTTTCCATGATTATCTTCTGCCTCCTTTAGTTTCTGACCGCACCACGGGCAGTATGGATAGATCTCTCTGTCTTTTCTGAACGGATTCACTATGGCGCTCTGACCGCAGTTCGGGCATGCCATCGTCTGGTCTCCGAAGCCGATCTCTTTGTTCTGCGGCGGCATGGCAATCTCTTTCTTGTCCTCTACTCTGAAGCATTTCAGCTTTCTTCCGATAATGTTGTGGTTGAATTCCACGCCTACTCCATCATCGTCGCTGTACCAGACTCCGTGCAAGAATGGGATTCCAGCCCATTGTCCGATTTTATCGCACATCACGATTCCGTATGCTTCTTCCTCCGGGCACCACACTGGCTGCCCTGGCATCTGTTTCAATTCTTCGATTGTTAGCTCTTTCATGGCTGCTCCTTTCTGAAAAGATCGGCCAGACGCTCTGTGATGCGCTGCCATACAACCGGTCCGATTCCCTTTGTTCCTCGAAGTGCTGTCTTCACGTCTTCCAGTTCAATTCCTGGTACGGATTCTCTTCCGTCCTGGTATCCGTTCTTATATACGTCCGTCAGAAACTCTTCCATCTGCTGATGGTCGTATTTCTTGATATTCTTGTACATAACTCTATTGATCAAATATCTATCTTTTTGTTTTTTCATACCGTTCTACCTCCTCGATTGCCTGCTCCGGCCAGGTTACGAAGGCAGCAGTCCCGCCTGCCGCCTCGATTTCTTCAATTGTCTTTTCCTGAAGCTTAGATCTGACGCCTACTACCGGACGTTTGACCTCAAATCCGAAGTAATGGCCATCTTTGATCATCATGATATCTGGAGTCCCGCCTTCACTGTAGGCTCCTTGGCTAATCTTTCGAACGAATGCGTTCGGGTATTTCTTCTTCAGTGCTGTCTTGATCTTTGTCTGATAGTATCCTTCACTCTTGATCCGCTTCCGGAGTTCTGCCAGCGCCTTGCTTTTCCTTGTGATTCCCTGTGATTCCATGAAACTTCTCACGAATGCGGTTTCGTCGAAATTTTTTTCGTAATTTTCTAACACGTCGTTTTCTCTCCTTTTCCTGATGCTTCTCCATGTATGCTTTCAAATATTCAATTTGACCGATATCATCAAGCTCCCTCGCTTCTCGCCTGGCCGGAGAGTCCTTGCTTCTGACAATCATGTAGATTGCTATCAGGAACTCTGTTATTCCAACCGCAAAGACCGTAATCAAAACAGCGATTATAACTCTTGCCGCCATCTTTCTCCTCCGATCTATACAGGTTCGGCTTCCTGGAACTCATCAGCCGGGATTTCCTGCTCCTGAAAGAGTTCCTTATTTCCCTGGATGTCTTCCATGAAGTGTGAGGCTTCTTGATCAGCAATATGGACCAGGAGAACCAGTGGGAACTTCTCGCAACTTTTGTTGAATGCCTGGACTTCATTGTACGTGCAGTCTCCCATTCCCATATGCCACCGGATTGCGTAGCGCTCTTCCATTGTGAGCTTCATGAACTCCTCGATCATCATGACTGACTTTTCTCCGTGGCCGTATGGATTCTTATCATTAACCACATAGGTCGGCACGGATTCCCATATGAACTGGCCGGCGTTGTCCTTCTTGACCTGCCATGCTGCAGCAGCTTTTACTTTCTCCGGATCGTAGGTTTTCTGATTTCTCATTTCTGTTTCATAGAAATTCGTTTTGCACAGATCGTGAAGTAACGCCACGATGGCCAGCGTCTCTCCTTTGAATGTCGCCACATCTTTTCCGTGTACCTGGTATCTGAAGGTATCATTTTCTCCTGGCAGCAGTTTCCCGATCAGTGCATCATATACATTCAGGCTATGCTGCAGAAGACCTCCCTCACAGGAAAGATGGAATTTCGTACTGGCCGGAGCTGTATAGAAGTCGCTCTTGTGGATGTAATTCATAAGTCCATCAAATCCATGTCTTTCTGATGCTTTGCTCAGTAATTCTTCAAATCTCTCTTTATTGTTCATCGTCGTTCTCCTTTTCAAATAAATATTTGCGATCCACATCTGTGAAGATCAGGTTCCCGTTTGTTGTGAAGTGCACCAGGTGGCCGCACCCGCATTTCCTGCATTTCACGATCCGGCCCTCTTCAATCTTTGACAGGAGGCGCGCTCCGCACCGGATGCACCGATTCCTGTCTTTGCTGTTTTTATCCATTATTTTCTTAATTGCCATCTATGTTCTCCCTTCCGTCACTCTGGATCGGCGGCAGCATAAGTGTAAAACTCATTCCGTCATCGGATATCCAGACTCCGTATTCTTCGCTCCATGTCATTCCTGGCAGCAGGTCGCAGACGTATCTGCCTTCCTGCAGTCTGCATTTTTTTTTGAAATACGGACCGTATGCTTTCTCGAATGCTGGGATGGCCAGCTTCTCTGCAGCCAGGTCCATTGCCTTGTCTACATCAAATTCTGAAAAGATCAACCGACTAATCTCTTTCATGGTTCCTGCTTCTGTTTCCTGATCAACGATTCTCTGAACTTCCGCTATGATTTTGGGCGTCTCTTCTGTCCGATCTTCCTTCAGAACAACCATCCCACAGGTGATCATTGCAGAAATTGCACATTTTGTTTGTTCTCTGATCCTTTCGCAAATCTGCAGGTATCCTTTCGCATATTTTGTTTTTAATTCTGCAAGAGGTACGCTTTCCCTGTTTTTCCGCAGAATATCAACGTTTTTCCGGTATTCATCCATATTTTGTCTCCTGAATGTTACTCCTTCTGAAAAAAGTTAGGAGTAACAAGAAAAGCCTTATTTTATGCGGGTTTCGAGGTATGTTACTCCTGTTACTCCTTTTTTTTAATACACACCGTTTTTTTTAAGAATTTGTCATGCGATGCAAGAATTTCTGCAACATGTGACAAATTTCAAAATATTTTACTGTATATTTCTTAAAAAAGGAGTAAAAGGAGTAACAAGTGCCCTCAAAGCCTTGATTTCTGCGGGTTTCGGTGTTACTCCTTTTGTTACTCCAAGC